GTGCCGAGATTGAGCAGCAGCGAAAGCATGGGGCGCGCCTCAGATGTAAGCGGTCAGCACCTTGACCTGGGCGGCAGCTACTGCGGTCGTGTCGCTGTCTGCGGCGCTGCCAGTGATTGCTAGAGCAATGCCTGTGGCAAAGCGGTGCCCGGTGGTGCCAAACGGGATGTTTACGGTGCCGCTCGCCGGGATAGTGATCGTCAGCACTGGCACGCTGGTGCCAACGGTCGGGGCGGCGGCCAGGTTGTACAACTTGAGGTACGCCGCAGCCGCCCCGGTGTTGCTGGCCGTGACCGAATAGACGGTGCCGGCCGTAGACTTCACGCTGGTCGCGTTGGTCGATGCCGTCGAACTGACGTTGCTCGGGGTCGGCGCAGTGAACGTGCCCTGGTTGGCCGTGACGGTGCCCGAGACAGTCGCGTTCAGGTTCGCCGCCGTCGCTTGGTGAACAGTCACCACCTGGCGCTGGTAGGGCAGCTCGCCGAACACAGCGACAGCCTGGACAGTGCCGCCCACGAACCCGGTAGACACCCGCACTCGCACATAGCGCGAGGTGATCGGCGCGCCAAACATGCGCACGGCCGAGGCCGCAATGGTCACAGCAGCGATAACCGGCGTCGGGGTGAGCGTCGTGTCCTCGTTGACCGGCCACACGTTGCCAGCAGGCGCCGCCGTCGTGTCGTTGGTCTGCTCGAAGATGATGGCGCCGGCACTGATGCCAGCCCCGCCGATGATCTGAATGCTGACGCTGTGGAAGGCCTGGGCGTCGTACCAGTCCGAGACGTTGCCGGTCAGCAGATTGGTATTGATGGCCGCGATGCTGGCCGTACCAGTGACGGTCAAGTCGTTGGCGATGTTCACGGGGACCGCAGCGCCCGGCGCAGCAAATCCAAGCCCCGGAGTCTTGGCGTTCAGCGCGGATAGCGTGGCCTCGGTAGCCACGCCAGACACACTCACCGGCAGCGGGGTGGCCGAGGAAACATCATCTGCAACGCCGTTGGCGCCAAACGCCAGCTTCACCCGCTGGTACTGCACGCCGTCGATGTCGTCGGTCGCAATGACCGCGCCGCCAGTACCCGGGTTCAGGGTCACGTTGTCAGCCATTACTCAGCACCCCCGAACTCAGGCACAACGCCAACGGCCTGGCCGTTCTCGTCGCGCACCACACGCTTGGGCGCAGTGATCGCGCGGGCCAGCATGTCCATCGTCTGCTGCATCTGCATGAGCATCATTTCTTCGCGGCTGGGCTGCACGGCAATGCCTTCCTCGTCGTCGAGCACGATCTGCGAGCCTGAGCCGGCCATACTGTCCAGGGCGCGGCTGCGGTCGGCGTTCTGCTGGCGGACCTGCTCCATTTTGAGCTGGAACTGGCGGTCCAGATCGGCCTGCTCGGCCTTGAACTGCAGCTCGCGCGCCTGCTTATCCAGTTCCAGCTGCATCTCGGCCTGCGCCTTCAGCCGGCTGTCCTGCAGCTTGGCCTTCTCCAGCTCGACCTTCGGGTCAGGCGGCGGCGGGGCGTTGTCTGGCGGCACGGTGGACGGGTCTACCCAGAACTCCTGGGTGTTCTTGAAACCGGCGTTTTGGGCCTTACGCGCCTGCACGTTGTAGAACTTCTGCGGGCTCAGCAGCTGCTTAGCAAACGGGGACTGCGCCACCATCGCCTGAGTCTGCTCAATCTCGCGCAGGAACATGTTCTGCTGCTGCACGTCGCCGGTACCGATTCCGACGTTGATCGACATGTCGTACTGGTCGCGCCACTCCTGCGGGTCGTACTCCACGAACTTGCCGTTGAGCCGGTAGCTCAGCTTCTCCATGCCGTTGTCGGTCAGGGTCTTGAAGATGCCCTGGAACATCGGCGCCACCAGGCACTCGGCGGCAATCCGCGCCATCAGCTTCATGCGCTTCTGGCTGGCGTTCATGATCATCTGCGCGCCGGTCGCGGTCTTGTTCAGGCTGTCGCCGTCCAGGCCCTGCGAGTAGCGCGTCCAGCCGGTGCGGTTCTCCTTCTCCATCTGCAGTTGCTCGAGCATCGGCATGGCTTCGATGCCCTGCCAGCGCTCGGAGTAGGGGCGCACGGCGCCGGCCTGCTTCTCAAGGATGATCCCGCCCGGGCGACGGTTTAGCAGGCTGTCGATGTCGGCCTGCGGGTTGCCCTGCGAGTCAGTCGTGACCACCGTTTCCTGGTTGTTCGCCAGGTTCAGGTTGTCCAACTGGTTGCGCATGATCGTGGTATGGATGCGCTGGAAGTCCTCGGTCAGATCGGCCACGGAAAGGCCGCTGAAAGCGTGCGGGAGGATGTACGGCGTCCAAGCTGCAATCGGGACGTGGCTGACCTCGCGGTTCTCCAGCACACGATCGCCCAAACGCACGATGTTCCGGCGCTCAGCGATGCCGTCGCCGTCGTAGTCGATCAGGATGTACTCGTCGCGCAGGTAGCCGCGCACCATCGTCTCGTCGGCCGGGTCTTCATCTTCCCAATCGTCGAAGCGGCCACCGTTGTTCTCGCGGTAGTCAGTGACGTTCTCGTAGACAGCGGCGCGCACCTCGGAGGCTTCCACGTCGTAGCCCATCTGGCGCAGTTCGGACACGCTGCGGCGGGTCACATGGCAGACGTACGGGCAGTCTTGCAGCAGCGGAGAGTCGTGCCGGCGCGATACCTGCAGCTCTTCCGGGGGAATGGCCACGACGCAGCAGTAGCCCTTCTCTTGGATGGTCTTGACCTTGACGTTGAAGCGGCGCGAGAACGGCAGGCCGGCAAGCTCGAACTGAGCCAGCTCTTCCGGGCCTGGCTGCACCTCTTCCTGCTCGACGATCTCGGCGTCCGGGTTCTGGTCCAGGAACAGCGCAATCTGGAGTTCGTCCCAGTTGTTGTACCGGGTGAAGGTCGGTATGCGCTTCTTGTCATAGAACCACTTCACCGAGCCTACCTTTTGCAGCAGGCCTTCTTTCAGGGCGGTGTAGAGGATCAGGAACCCGTTGTTCTGCTTGTAGAACACGTAGTTGCAGGCGTTCGTCACCTGCTCGGCTGACTCTTCGTCCTCCGGGCCGACCGGTTCGAACACGACAGCCTTCTCGGAGCTGGTGAACACCTCGATCAGGTCCGGCAGCATCCCTTCCACGCCGTCAAATACGTCAGAAGTCACGACGCCCGAGCGGCCCTCTTCCTCGTTCCCGTACGGCTCGCGCATGTAGGCACGCATCGCCTTGACGCGCTCTTCCTGCAGCTCGCCGTCGTTGAACAGGTGCGCCTGGCGCGCCTCGTCGTTCAGGTAGGCGACCAGCTCAGCGTCTGTCATCTTGCTCATGCGATCACTCGGTTGCGGTATTTGATAGGGGCCGGCGCTCTGGCGCTCGGTTGCTCGTAGGCAATGCACATCAGGCCGAAGGCGTCGGCGCTGTGGCTCGCCCAGTCGTGCTCAGGCCCGAGGCCAATGCCCCGAACCTCGTCTCGTTTTTCGTGGTACCAGCCCAGCGCCTCGCGGCCTGCCTGAGTTGGCGCTTCGTCGAACCACATTGCCGGGAACAGCCGGCGCCCTGCCTCGACTCGAAGCATCGCGGCGCCTTTGCCCTGGTTCGGAATGACGGTCACGACGTAGCCCGCAGCCTCGAAGGCCGAGCGGTACGAAACGTCGTGCACCTTGTCCTGCGTGTCGCCGTCGTGCGGCAGCCAGATCTGGGCGCGCTCGGGCGTGTAGCCCTTGGAGCGCAGCCAGTTCAGGTGCGAGGCCAGCGGCTGGCCCTGCTGCTCGTAGTGGTCAATGACGCGAATCTCGCGCCCGATGAACTGAGCAGCCCAGAACACGAAGTTGTCAGCCTTGGCGCCGGTGCCGCCGATGTCCGCGAAAAGGCGGATGGTCATCAGCGGATCAGCGGCGACGCGGCCTATCCTGTTTTCAGCCTTGGCCTGGGTCAGCGCCTGGGCGAAGTAAGCCCCGCTGATCGTGGTGGCGTAGTCCCCTTCCCAGACGTGGCCGTACTGATCCGGGCGCTCTTGCATGTCGCGCTGGCGTTCGCGCTCCAGCTTGGCCGGGAACTTCGGGTTGTCGCGCCAATTCAGCTCGACGACCTTGATCAGCGGGTCATTGGCGAGCCTGAAGCGGCTTTCGACCGATGCATTCTTCCGCTTCGGGTTCCAGGTCACCCACAGCTCGGCGTTCCAGTCGCTGCCCTCCTCGCGCAGAGTCGGGATCAGCGTCAGCCAGGCTTCATCAGTGACCGGCTCGGCCTCGTCCACCCAGCACAGCAGCAGCCGGCCTTTGGACTTGATCGAGGCGATGTTGCGATCCAGGCCGGCGAACGTGAACTGAATGCGCCCGTCGCGGCTCTTGATGTACTTCTCGCCAACGTCGTAGTACGCAGCGAGGAACGGCTCTTCCTCAATCGCCCGCTTCATCTCCTCAAGCGAGGAGTCTTCCAGCGAGTTCATGAACTGGCGGGCGCACAGGATGATTCCCGTCTCGCCGGCCATACCATGCGCATAACCGCGCACAGCAGCCATCTTGGCAAAGCTGCGAGTCTTACCCGACCCGCGCCCACCGTAAGCGCCCCTGACATCTGCCGGCCCGCTGAAGACCGGTATCAGCTTCGGCGGCAGCTTAATTTGTGCTGTCGACACTCAGCGGCACCAGTTCAACCCGGGTGACAGTCTCAATCGGGCCGCCCTCTTCGCCGGTCATCTCGATCCCTTGCTTGGCCTTGCCGTAGCCTCGGTCGAGCACTTCGCGGAAGGCAGCCACGCGTGCAGCGTGTGGCGCCTCTGTGTCGCGGCTGATCTCTATCAGGCCCTTGATCGCCTCCTCGCCGAAGCTCTGGGCAATGGCCTTGATGTCAGCTGTCACCTTGTTGCGGCTGCCCTTCGGACGGCCAGCACCTTCGCGCTTCCCGCCTTCAGCCATAACAATATTCCTTGATTTTTTATTGAGGTTGTGCGCCTAAGCACACCTGACGGATGTATTGCTGCAGTCCACGGACCTGGACCAGATATTGCTCGGCTGCCAGCTCAAGATCGGCGCGAGCCTGTTCAGCATCGGGCGTAAGTCTTGGGGTTCCTGCATCAGCTGAGCCGGGGGTTCCGGTATCTCGCACGCAGGTGGCATTGACTGACACCCGCTTACGGCCAGCAGCGAGGTCAGCACGAAGCTGGTCATTGGCTTGGCGCGCATGGGTCATTGCCTCGGCGGTGTCTTGGTCGATCTGGCGTTGAATCTTGAGGGTGGCGCGCAGGCTTTCGGCCTTGGCCTTGGCTTGTGTCCACTGTCCTTGGACAACAGACAGCTCAGCGGTCTTGGCATTGAGGCGCCATGCCTGGAATGCGATTACCCCGGCGCAGGCCAGCAAGGCCCACCCCCAGATAGGGATCAGTCGGAGCAGGGCCATATCAGGCGAGCAGCACGCCAAGGCCGAAGACCAGGGCCAGCACCACAAAGCACACGCCGACGATGAAGCGCAGGGCGCAGTCGAGCAGCATGTCCTCCAGGAAGAACTGGCGGGCCTGCCAGAACTGGAACAGGGCCAGGCCAGCAATCACACACAGCACGATCTCAGCCATCAGCCCACATCCTTGAAGAAGATGTGCCGGCCAATCTGAGTGGTCTTGGTTCCACTCTTGGCCCACTGCGGCGGCTTCTTCATGCTGGTCGAGTAGTAGTGCGTGGCGCCTAGCGTCAGGTCAGGCTCATGGCCTTCCAGCACAGCGACGGCAGCCTCACGGCAGCGCATGTACTCACGCGGCGGGATCATCTTGCGACCACGCAGGTAAGGAGCGTTCGGGTCGTCAGCATTCCAGCAACTGAACTGGAACGGCTTCAGGCAGACCAGCTCAATGGACTTGCCCCACCAGCCGGGATTGTCTGCGCGGTTCTTGATCACCCAAGCAACGGCGAGCAGGCCTTCCCTTCCCTCGCCTCTTGCCTCGCCGTAGAGAGTCTTGGCGACGATGTCGAGTTCGTGGTCGGTGGCCATGCTTACCTCAGTACCGCAGCCTTAAGCGCTGCAGTCAGCTCCGCAATCATCTTGATGAAGTTCTTCCCGCCCTTCCGGTACTCGGCATAAGCGAAGAAGCCGCGAATCAGCACCCAGCCCGGCAGGCCACAGGCGAACACCAGGCCGAGCAGAGAACACAGGCCGAACAAGTCATTGGCCCAGCTCACAAGGTCATAGGTCTTGATGATCAGTGCGCCGCCGCCAATGGAGCAGGCCAGCGTGCAGATCAGCGCGCAGACGAACTCGCGCACTGTCTTGGGAATGGTCAGCGCCATTACGACCACAGCTGCCAGGGCTGCGGCTAAGCCGAACGCCCCAAGCTTGTACAGGGCCAGGCCTCCAACCGCCGTTGAGGCCGGCTCGGTCATGTCTTGAATCCTCATGGGGAAAGGTGGCGGCTAGAGCAAGCGCGCCACGGACCTCGGGTCAGCTACTTGGCGCAGCTCAACTGCGCCGAATTTCACAACGCCGGTACCGGAGGCGCCGCCGCCAGTCGAACCGACGCGGACCTCCAGGCGCCAACGCAGGGTGGCGCTACCGCTTACCAACTGGATCGGCGGCGTGATCAGCATCCCGTTGCTCATGGCGCGGGTCGGCAGCTTGATGTTGCCGGCGCCATCGTCGAACGGCTCATGGTCGTAGGCGATCAGGCCGCCAACGCCGTTGTCCTTCAGGTACAGGCTGACGCCCTGCCATCCGTTGAAGCTGCCGATGTCGGTTTCTACAGATGCCTGCACCCAGCTGCCGGCCGGGTACGTATGCGCGGTGTCGGCGCTGTTCGTGCGGAAGTAGATCAGGCTGTCAGTCGCGCCAGGCGTGCAGGTCAGCACCTGATAGTCGCCACGGCCATCGGCGCGGGTCTCTTTTGTGCAGGCCACAGTAGCAGCGCCGCTCGACACCTCAACGCGCATACCGGTTGCCACGGTGCCAGTCGCACCAGAGGCCACGGCAGTGCCGCCAGTGCCGGTGCAGAACGGGTTGGTAAGCAGGTTGCCCAGCGGGTTATGCGTGGCGTCGAACTTGTCGTCAGGCGACCAGACGCGCGGGGCGGGATCAGGCAGGAAGCGCTGCAGGTATGTAGCCAGGGCCTCGCCCACTGCAACGCCACCAGGCGGGGAGAAGTGGATGCCGTCGTTCGAGTAGCCGCTGCGGGGCTCGCCGTCAGCGCTGGCCGGGTCAATCCATGCCTGGTTCCAGTCGAACAGGTAGCAGTTCTCGGTAACGTCGCAGAACTCGCGGGTCTTCTGGTTGATCCAGGCCGCTTTCTTGCGCTCTGCGCTGCCGGATGCCCAGGAGGACACGCCGCGGCTGAGAATCGGCAGCATGATCACGACGATGCCGTAGGACAGATAGAAGCTGGCCAGGCTCTCGCGCGCCGACTGGATCACTTCCTTGGCCACCGGCGCCATATCGTTGGTGCCGGAATCGAGAATGATGACATCGCACTTCACCGACTCGGCCAAGTACGATTCCCGCGCTTCGATCAGCGCGGCGGTCTGGCCAGAGACGCCGGCATTCAGGCCCCGGAAGCTGCGAGTCGCTCCGACGACCTGGGAAGGCTCCCACCCTGCATAAACGGCCGGATCGTGCCAGATCTCACAGGTGAAGCGCCCGCGCGAGAAGTAGCGCGCCCAGGACAGCCAGCCCCGGTTCCAGTGGCTGATCTTGGTGCTGGTCGCAACATCGTTCTGCTGCACCAGGGACGTGCCAATGACGCCCACGCGATTGCTTGGCCTACGAGTGTCGTAGGTCACGCTGCCTCGGAAAGCCATAGAAAGCCCTCCAGGGCGCGGCTGAAGTGGAAACGAAAAAGCCCCGGCGCTAGGGCCAGGGCTTCGTCGAGCGGTAAAACCGCATCATTGCCAGAACTGTACCGAAAAAAGTTAACACACGTCAAGTGTGTTTGCAGCATTCAGGCCGCCATTTGTTCGATTCGATCAGCCTTCATGTCGAGCACCGCCTGGACGTAGCATTCCCCGGCATACAGCAGCTCGCGCACCTTGAGCCGGTGCAGGTTCATCACCTTGCCGACGCCGTGCATGGTGCGCCCGGTGGCGTAGTACAGCATCACAGCCTTGGCCATCTCCGGGTCACGCCTCCCCATGCGCGCCAGGATCGAGTCCACCAGCATTGCGTCCTCGTCCGTAATCGCTGCAGCCGGCGCGTAGTGTTGCGCCACGTTGTCCCGCATCAGGGCGTAGCACGGGGAGACGTACCCGGGCACGCCCGTGCTCTGCCATACCCAGCGGCCCCACTGCGTCAGAAGATCCACGGCGAGATGTTTCATGCTGCCTCCCCTTGAAGCATGTCCGGGTTCACGGTGTGCCGCGCCACTTCACCATGCTCGATGTGGTGGACGATGCACTTCATGTTCTGCGCGGCTCGGTAGCCGTTCCAGGCGGCGTAGGCGTCCTTGGCGGCCAGGGTGTTGAACGACTCGACGGTGACGCCGGCGTACTCCTTTACGCTCTGGTGGTGGACGTGGCCGAGGTACCAGTACCGGTGCTTGGTGCGGCCCCAGGCTTCAGGCATGTCGGCAGCCATCACGCCCGGCAGCTTGTCGCCCTTGCAGGTGTGGCCGTGGTGGCACCCGATCAGCACCTTTCCGAACTCGACGTACATGAAGGCGCTGGGCGAGGTTTCGATCTCAACGCGCGGCTCCTGCTCGTAGATGTGCCGCAGCGCGATACTGAGCCAGATGGCCCCGGTGTCGTCGTGGTTGCCGATGACGTTGATCACGCGCACGCTCTGGTGCTTCTGCAGGGCAGACGTGATGCACTGGCGCATGACCTTGACGCCCACCCGGATCATCTTGGCGTAGCGCCCGTCCAGGTCGAGGATATGACCGCTACGGCTGGTCATGCCCTGGATGTTGTCAGCATGAAACCAGTCCCCGAGGTTGATGATCACGGCCTTCTCTGCTGCCGGCGCCATCTCCACCAGCGCCGCCATTGCGCCGCACTGCACGCGCTCAGCGATGGCTAGGTCCCAATCCTGCCCGGCCTCCTCGCCCCATGCGCGCATGCCCACGTGAGCATCCCCAATCGGGTAAACGGCCAACAAGTGCGAGAGGGCCTTTTGAGGCCCTGTAGTAGCTCCAGCGCGCGGCAGATCTTCGGCCATCGCTTCGCAGGCTTCGCGGATCAACTGCGCCTGCCGCTCATGGTCGATGCTCGACTTCACCCACTGCAGCACCGGTTTGCCTTCCTTGTACAGCGTGGAGGCGCCTTTGAGGTGGTAGCCTTCCGGCACCTGGTGGTGCAGATCGTGCTCTGGGCTCCACCCCTGCCGCGCCATGCGGGCCTTGTGTCTGGCCAGGTTGCGCGGGTGAATGTCCAGAATGACAGCGGCCTCTTCCAGCGTTCGGCCGGTCAGCGCCTCCTGCATCGCTTCGTCGCTGTGCTTGCGGGCTACCATTTAGCGGCTCCTTTGATCCGTTCAACCTTCTGCTTTCGGTCGCCGCAGAAGATGCATACGTATGTCCAGCGGGTTACAAAATCATCTCCGTCGAAAAACTCCTCCCTGGTTTCAATTTCGAACTGATGCATGTGGCCTGGCGCGCATTCTTCCTCTGTGCGCAACTCTTGCCCGGCCACCATCAGGCTTGCTCCTGCTCAAGTGCTTCAGCTTTCAGCGCGGCATAGGCCACGCAATCTTCTGCGCTGTCGGCATGGAATGCCGGGTTCTGCCACTGGCGCACGTCCTTCAGGATCTGGAGCAGCAGCCAGCCTTCGCTCTCCCGTATGTTAAGGCCTGTGATGGCGTTGAATGCCATGACGGCCTTGCCCATGGAGCGCTCGCCCTCTGGCTTGTCGTACTGCTTGCCGCGCTCGATCATCAGGGCTTGGGCTTTGCCGAGGTAGTCAGCGGCCGACTTCGGCTTACCTTCCGGGGCGGCACCGAGATCAGGATCAGTTCTCGTCAGCGTGTACCCGCAGCCGCATTTGAATGATGTGCTATGTGGCCAGTGATGCTTTCGCCCGCATTTCATGCACTGCAACGTATCGCTCATCACATCCCCTCCCGAACCAACTGAAAGAAGTCCTCTGGCTCAATGGCTGCCCATGATTTGCAGCGCTGCCAGGAGGCGTTTAGGTCGGCCAGGTCGACGAATATCTGCCAGCCGCGACGGTTTACCTTGAGGGCGAGAACGGGCTTGGCGCTGGCCTTCTCGGCCTGTTCCAGTGTCTGCGCCCACATGTTTAGCAGCGCGCCACGGGGCGGAATGTCGGCCCGGGCCTTGATCTCCGGCGCCCAGCCCGGCAACCCGGTCAGGTCATGCCCGCCGCTGCGGGACTGCTCCAGGTTGCGCTCGACTTTCACGCCCAGATGGTCGAAGCACAGGCGGGCGAACTCGCGTTCTGCTGCGGCGCCTTTGGCGCGGGAGTTGGTCATTTCGCCAACCTGCGCGCAGCTAACCAAGGAATCAAAGGCATCGCGCATATACATGCCACAGTGACCCAAGACTCACCCGACAAAGCTGCCAACATCCCTATCAGGCCATTAATGACTACAGCGCTCGACCATAGGCCCTGGCTACTCACGCCGCCCTCTCCTGATCAGCCAGATGCTGCTCACATGCTTCTTTGGCCCGGTCGCTATGCACGCCGGAGTAGATGATTCGGCCAGCCGGGCAGCGCGCTATGTAGACATCTGCGCCTTCGGGCATGTACCGGCTAACCACGTAGCCTTCCTCGGACTGGATGGCGCACTTGGAGCGGATGCGCTCGCCGCGAACCGTGAAGGTGTGGGCTGTCCACTTCATGCCGGCTCGTCTCCGTCTGGCTCAAACACGATGATCCCGAAGTCGAGATCGTTCATGACGCGGTACATCACGCCGATCAGCATCGACTCGGGCATGTCGGCCTCGCGGGCTGCGTGGATCGCGCCGAGCAAGTCAGCCTCAAAGTCGACTTCAGCATCCCTCAGGGCCTGAATAGGGTCTTTGCGCTTCTGGAACGGGACCACTTTGTCAGTCATGAGAGAATCTCCGCGCTAAAAGCTGCCAATCTTGGTATGCCTCTACTGGAGTCGAGCCATAACCCCACAAAGATGCGACCCTGTTCCCATCGGCTGCACGAGTGGTGCACTTATAGCCACCATTCACTTTCTTGATCCGTGGCTTTGCCCGGACACAGACTGATGCAAGGTTCATTGCTCCGACCTCCCCTTCGCATGCTGATCCCGCACCCCGGCCAGCCAGGTGACTTCGTAGGGCTTGATCCACCAGGCCCACTCAACGAAGCGAGCCTTGAGCAGCGCCAGGCGCATGGTCGAGGTGTCATCCCCAACAAGCACCACGCGCCCGTTCTTGGTACGCACGGCCATTCCCGGCCGAAACTTCTCCGGGGCTTCCTTGATCCAGTCGAGGGTTAGGATGGTCATGGATTGGCCCTCTTGATGTAGTTGAGGTTCAGCAGCAGAAGCAGGCTCCAGAACGCATGGCCTCCAGCGCCGGCCTGGTAAAGACCGACAGCCATAAGCGCAGCTATTGCCATCGTCGCGATGTTCTCCTTGCGCCACTCGCTCATGCCGCCTCCTCCGCTCCAACCAGCTGGCGCACCAGGGCGAGCAAGGCCGCCTCAGTGCCGAACCGGTCTATGAATGCCTGCTTGCTCAGGTGAATGCTGGGGACTGCGGGGTGATAGGTGCCGCGATGGTGGGCCGGGCACAAAGGCAGCACGTCGAAGTGGCTAGCCTTCTGCCCGCGACCTACGCCGGAACGGGGGTGGTGCAGTTCTGCGGGAGTACCTGCCTCGCCCATCAGGTAGCACGCCACGCAGCCCAGCGCGGCGACCTTGGACATGTGCTGTTTCTCGGCCTTAGTGGTCACGGCGCACCTCCCGCACCACCTCACGAATGCCAGCAGCAAACGCCGCCTGCCGCTTCGATGCGGTGTCCTCCAGGTTGTCGAGGATCGTTACCAGCGCGCCGCGTGAGTCGAACCAGGCGTTCGACGCGCCGATCACGGAAAGGATCGTCTCGGCGGCATAGCGCCGGCCGGATGCTTGCTCGATGTTCATGCCGGCACCTCCCGCGACTTCTGCTGCTCGGGCTGGAAGTCGCCGCGAAGGGGCATCAGCCAGTGTTCGTCGTATAATCCCTCGGCGCCTTCATGTACCCAGCTAACAAGCCACTGCACCCCACCATCAGCGACGAAGGTGTCTGCGACGCCCCGCACAACCTCACCATCGGTCGTGTGCCGAGACACCAGCTCTACTAGCTCTCCCGCAGCGTCGCCGTACTTAATCAGCGCCAAATCTCCCGCCTTGAAGTTGCTCATGCGGCCTCCTGCAAGCCCAGAGGCCAGCCCTGCTCGGCTGCCCAGGCTTCGATCTTGGTCATGTACTCGCCGAACTCGGCGACGTTTAGGGTGGTGGTGCTGATTCCGCGACGGCCACCGCCCGGCAGTTCATCCCAGCCGATGAAGGCCTGCTTGAAGTACTCGGCCCATGCGTCAGCGGCGTACTGCCGGCCGTCCAGCCAGGCGATGGCCGACAGGTCGCGCAACATCGCGTGGTAGCGCTTGTTCTGCTCGATGGAGCGCTTCGACTTGAGCGGGCGCAGGATCAGCTCGTAGCCGGTGCCCTCCTGGCGCATGAGCTGTTGCGCCAGGTCGAAGGCGGCGCGGAAGGCGATCTTCAGACCGCCCACGCCCTGGATGCGGAAGGTCCGTTCACGCATGACGGGCCTCCTTGATCTCCGCGCAGTCAAAGCACAACCGCACGCCCGGCACCAACTCCTGCCGGCGCTGCGGAATCTCTACGTCACACTCCGCGCAGTGCGTGCGGCTCTTGCCGCGAAACTGCATGCGCGCGATTCGGTCTTGGCGCTCGCGCTCCATCAGGTCGAGTTCGATTTCGGCCAGGTCTGCGATGTCCATTAGCGTGCCTCCGAAGGCTTGAAGTCTTTGATCAGGGAGCGGGCAGACGGGCGACGCTGCTGGGTCGTCTCTTGCCGCTGTTCTTCGGCGTGGTGCTGCTCGCAGCTCACGAAGCGGGCGAACTCGCCCTGAAACTGCAGGAGGCAGAAGCCGGGCTTGGCGTGGCGCACCTTCACAACGTCGATTTCAGTGATGCCCGACTCGCCCTGCGGGGTATTCATGTCGCGGTGGGCCATGATGATCACGTCGGCGTCCTGCTCGATCTCGCCGGAATCGCGCAGGTCGCTCATCTTCGGCTTGGGGTCGGCACGGTTCTCGATGCTGCGGTTGAGCTGGGACAGGACCACAACCGGAATGCCCAGCTCCTTGGCCAGCGCCTTGAAGCCCCGGGTGTACGAGCCCAGCTCCAGGTTGCGGTTCTGGTGCTTGGCGCTCGGGTCGGTGGCAATCAGGCTCAGGTAATCCACCACGATCACGCCCAGCGGATTGGCGCGGTGCTCAAAGCGGGCAATGCTGCAAATGCGCGCAAAGGTCAGGCCCGGCTTGTCGCAGATGCGAATGTCGGCCTCGCTCAGCTTGTGAACGGCGGCGGTCATGCGCATCTCGGCCTCTTTGTCGCAGATGGCCTCGCCCGACTCGATGTCGCCCTGAGCCACACCAGAGAGCGAGGCCAGCGAGCGCTTGCCAAGCTCCTTCATGGCCATCTCCAGCGAGAACACCAAAGCGCCCTTCTTGAAGTGCAGCGCGCAGCGGTCGGCCAGCCAGGTACCCAGAACGGTCTTACCGGTGCCAGGGCGGCCAGCGATGATTGCCAGGTTGCCCGGACGGAACATGCGGACGATCCGGTCCAGGTCCGGAAGGCCGAAGTCGATGCCCATCACCTGGATGCCGTCCAGGCGCTCCTGCATGTCGGCAAACACCTCGCCCAGCGCTTCACGCATGGTCACGACGTCGGGCTTGTCGTCCTTCGCGCTCAGGCCCATTACCACGCCCTGAGCCTCTGCAATCTGCGCCGGAATGCTGCCCTGCTGCTGCGCCATCTCCATCAGGCGCACACCGGCCTGGTACAGCGTGCGAGCACGGGCGCGCTCAATCACGATGCGAGCGTAGTGCTTGGCGTTGGCCGCGCTAGCCACCTTCTCCCACAGCTCGCCGGCGTACAGCATCGTCGGAGTGCCGCTCGGCAGCTCGGGCTTCATCTCGGCCAGCGACAGCGGATCGGGGGTGATCTTCTTCGAGTGGCAAGCCAGGATCAGCAGGTACAGGGCGCCGTTGTCCGGCTCGGAGAAGTCCTCCATGCCGAGGAAGGCGCCGACCTCTTCGCACAGCTCGGGCTTCTTCATCAGGGCGCCTAGAACGCCGTGCTCGGCTTCCATGGATACCAGAGGGCGCTCGATCATCACGCGCCCTCCAGAACTTTCAGGACCTTCTCTTCGCGGGTCAGGAACTCCAGGTCAGCACGCCAGCCGGACTCGTTGTTGCCGGTCCAGTGCTTGTTGGTCAGGCAGTCGTTGAAGTAGCCCTCCCAGAACTCGGCCGAGCGGAACGGGAAGGTGCCGTTGAGGTTCAGGTTCCAGCACTTGCGGATGTTGCCCTTGCGCTTGTCGTTCAGCTTCAGGCACTGCGGCAGGACGTGACCGCAGACGCGGTTGTACAGGTCCTGGATCTTGGCGTAGGGGATGCGGTCGGCTTTGGGGTCAGGTTGTTCGGGTTGAGCAACTTCGACCGAGGTCGGCGCGGCAGCGTCGACAAGTTCCGAAGGAACTGTATTGTCTTTATTGTCTTTATTGTGTGCCGAAAACGGCACTACTTTTGTGCCGTTTCCAGCACTCTGTGCCAAATCCTTTGTGCCGTTTTCAGCACACTCTTTCGGGTCGATTTTCCACTCGGAAACAGGGGCAAAACCGATAGGCCCTTTAGAGCCCCCCACACGATAAATCACACCCTGGCGAAGCAGCTCGCAGATCATCCGCGAAACATGCTCACGACGAATGCCGGAGATGTCAGCGATCACTGATGCGGCAATGCGCGCCTCGTCGACGTTGTAGCCTGCGGTGAGGCGGTGAATGGCCAGAGCCACCCTCAGCTCACGGCCGGACAGGTCAGCCCCAATGAGGGCCTCGTAAAGTTCGTTGTCCATCCGGGTAAACCCCTGGGACTTGTTGAGACTGATTACGTTGGTCATACTGTCTCCGTTGGTCATACGCGCTCGGCGGCAACCGGGCGCAACGAAGCCCGCAGGTGATGCAAAACATCTCTGCGGGCTTTTTCTTTGGCAGATGGGGAATACAGCGAGCGGATCGCGCGGGCGTGCAGCATGGCCAGCGCTTGGTGCGCCTCCTTGCTGATGTGTTCCTCGGTCGCTATCGCCATTTTGAGTCCCTCGTCTCGGGCTACTCAGCCCTTCTCCGAAACGGTTGAACCGTTCCAGGCATCGTTCTTGGCCTGGTGCGCTTGGTGATCAGGTCTTGAATCGCCTTCTTGGCCAGCTCTTGCGGCTCTACGCCTTGCCGCTGTGCCAGTTCAATCAAGAGGTCCATGTCCTCATCGTTCAGCAGTTGCCCCAGGCTCATGTCGTCGTTGGCAGACATAGAGGCCCTCGTATGGGCCTTCAGGCCGCAGTGATGCTTCGCGTAAGCTCTTCACGTTTCTCGTCGATCCAGGACTTCAGGATTTCGCGAGCCAGCACAGCCTTCTGGGTGTGATGGATGGTCGCCAGGCTTTCGAGGAAGGCCTCGTACTCGTCGTCGAGGCGAACCTTCGTCTCGTTGCGGTTCTTGTGTCGGGGGTCTGCATACATGGCTGCTGGTACTCCTATGCGGCCTGGGGATAGAGATCGGGGCGCAGGTCGTGGCGAGAGACCCCGGTGGCTTTTTCGATTTCGAGGACTCGCTCGGCGGGCACGCGGCCAGTCGCGCACCAGTTCTGTACGGCTTGGGGAGTTACCTCAAGCGCGCGAGCCAGGGCGGATTGGCTGCCTGCTACTTCGCAAGCTCGTTGAATGGCGGCGGCGGTCATTTCTTGGCCTCTGCTTGTAGTTACAAGACCAGCTTACAAGAAAGCCCATGACAGCTACAAGAGTTTTTGGCAATGAAACAAACAAGCCGGCCTTGTACATTCAAGCGATGAACAATCTCGCTACTCGAATCGCCAAGGCCCGCGAGGGCAAAGGGCTAAACCAGTCAGAGCTGGCGCGCGCGCTCGGCGTGACTCCGCAGGCCGTGCAGAGCTGGGAGGCCGGCAAGTCCTCACCGCGTGGTGCGCGCCTGGAAGAAGTCGCCGCGTTCCTCTCGACCACCGTTGACTACCTGCTGTCTGGCAAGGCGCCGCTCTTCAGCCAGGCCGACCAGGCGTCAGGCATGCACCCGGATCTGGGGTCTGTCACGGTGTGGGATGACCAGACACCACTAGATGACGATGAGGTATCCGTGCCGTTCCTCAAGGAAGTGGAGCTGTCCGCAGGAAGTGGGCGCACAGCAATCCAGCAGTCTTCGACAAAGCGCCTGCGCTTCGGCAAGTACAGCCTGAAGAACCAGGGCGTAGACCCAGACGCGGCCCGTTGCGTGACGGTGGCCGGCAACAGCATGGAGCCGGTATTGAGGCATGGCTCGACGGTCGGCATTGATACCAGCAGCACGCGAGTGATCGACGGCGACATGTACGCGATCAACCACGGCGGCCAGCTCCGCATCAAACAGCTATACCGGCTGCCTGGCGGCGGGCTGCGCATCCGCAGCTTCAACCGCGACGAGCACCCGGACGAGGAGTACAGCGTCGACCAGGTGCGCGAGCAGGAGATCAGCGTACTTGGCCGCGTGTTCTGGTCTGGCGGGTTTCACTGAGGAGGACGGGCATGGGCAAGAAGGAAATCATCACCATCGTATGCCTTGTTGGAGGCTTCCTGACTGGCCGCGCCCTTGTCTATGAGCGCCCCAACAGCGAGGCGCGCTACTCCAACGGCTTCCCGGCAAACTGCCGTGCCCTTGTCCAGGCCAACATCGACGGCTGGCGGTCTGGCGCATACAAGCCAGACGAAGCTATGGCCTCCCTTGAGCGCAACTGCGGCGCCTACGGCACCCTATGGGATGCCGAGGAGGACTGATGAGCGCCGAGGTCCTGATCCTGGCCGCCATAGTTCTGGGTGCCTACCTGATCCAGCGCTAACAAGCACACCGAACCAGCCCGCCTAGCGCGGGCTTTTTTGTGCCTACAAGCAAGGCACAAGGAGAAATTGCGTGAAAATTTACAATCACCTCTTGCGCACTACAAAAAGCTCTTGTAATGTTCTTCCAACGCCAGCGGAAACGCCGGCAGGCCGAAAGGCCAGCTCTTTAACAACCAGCGCCATGAACGACTAACCCGGCCCAGCCGGCTAGGTCAGCCCGAGCTGCCATCTGGCGGGCGACAGAAATCCAGATGGAAACAACCGCGACTGCCTCTACGGCGACCGGCGATCCGACAGGCCCGAAAGCCTGCCAACGCGCAGACATTGCGACGGCGGACGAAGCGAAAGCTGAACCGAGAGGACGACCCGTAAGCAGGAGCGGCGGAAAGCATCACTGAAGCGCCTTCGCATGAGGGCGCTTTGGGATGACAACCGGAGTGACGCGATGAACACCTTCAACGCAAGCGAAGAGGTAGTAAACGAAGCGGCAATGTCCTGCGCGACGCTGCTTGCCAAGTGGTTTGGCGGAATCGAAGAAGCGATAGCCGAGCTGGAAAAAGACCCGGCAAACCTGGCCGACCTTGCGATGCGCGCTCACATCGAGCAGCGCCGGGAAATGACGATCAAGGCTCACATGAACATCACGCGGTTTTCGCGCATGTGCCTGAATCAAATCAAAGCCGGGGTTTAGGTCCCGGCTGGATCGGTATGCGAGTAGCCCAATAGGTAGAGGCAGGGGTCGCGCCCCGACAGTCTGAGTTCGAATCTCAGCTCGCATACCCATCCAGCCAACGGCACAACGCCCTGCGGGGCAGAGATAGAGGGAAATGCAATGAGCAAAATCATGATCTCCATCCTGGTGGTTGCGCTTATCAGTGCGGCCGGTTGCACCGATCCGCAATCTGCTAGGAAAGCTCTGCTCGCCGCGGGCTACAGCAATGTAGAAATCACTGGCTACGACTGGTTCGCCTGCTCGAAAGATGACACCTATTCGACGGCATTCAGAGCCACAGGTCCGACTGGAGTTCAGGTAGAAGGCGCAGTTTGCCAAGGCCTGCTTTTCAAGGGTTCAACGATTCGGACTCATTAAGCCGCCGCCCTGCCGTTAGCAGGGCCTGATTACCCCCTGAGCAACTCAGGGCCGCCGCCTGATCGAGGATCGAGAGGGCGGCAACTCTAATTTTTGAACGATGGCATTTGGGAGTTTCTGAGTGCACCCCTTCAGTGGGAAGTGCCTTGTTGGTGAATATATCTGGGTATGGCGCGCGTATCCCAGATGACGTCAGTTCAGCCAATTAATTCGGGAGTCATGACCCAGAGAAAAGGCTGACACGCTTCGGCGGATAGGATTCAGAAACTCCACAAATGCCATTGCCCTCCCCTTGCCCGGTACGCCGGGCTTCTTTTTCCCCATACGAAGCACCCTGGCGCTGCCCTTGCGGAAGGTCTGCGGCTGTCGGGGTGCTCCCTATGGCGATAGCGAGGATCAGCCCATGAAAGCCCTCTCCGACTACGAGCAGCAGATTCACGAAGCGCTCGACGCAAAAGACCCGGACACGCTCGACCAGTACGCCGAGCACTGTCTGGAGAACATGGACAGCGACGTGATGCTGGAGCTGTTCAAGGCCATCGTGCGGGACGACGAGACGCTGGAGCGAATCGCCATCCTGCGCATCTGGAGTCGCGCGGACAAGCAGCGTGCTGAGTTCGTCGAAATGGAAGCGCTGAGCCGAGTTCGCCAGCTTGAGGATATGGAGTGTGCAGCATGAGCCTTTCAGAAATGATCGCTGAGTGCATTCAGATGAAGCCTGGCGATAAGGAGTTTGCGCTGTTTTTCTATGGGCAAAACGAGTGGGATGCCCATATCGGCAATGAAAGCGAAATTGTGTGCCTTGGCGAAAGAGCTGGTGAGTTCAGTGCGCCTGGATCGACGCCAGAAGAAGCAGTACGCAATCTCCTTGAGACGCTTCGCGGCGTGGCCGAGGCGGCTGATGCGTTTGCTGGCAAGGAGCGCGAGACCTGGGCCGGCACCGGCCTGCCGCCTGTTGGGACGGTGTGTGAGCTTTTTATCAGCACCAACAACTGGAAGCGGTGCGAAGTTATCGCAATGGATGTAAATGCCGGCGTTCAAGTTTCTGTAGTGAAAGATGGGGCCGGTTATTACTACGGAGCAACAAGCGAAGAATTACGCCCAATTCGCACGCCCGAGCAGATCGCGGCGGAAGAGCGGGAGAAGGCAATTCAGCAAATGCTGATAGGCACGCCGTGGCCCGGCTCAGACATATCTCGCCGAGTCTGTGAGCACATCTACGACGCCGGCTACCGCAAACAGGAGGCCCCATGAAAGACGCCCTGTTCATCATCGCGGCGCTGCTTGGCTCAGGCCTTGGAGCTGCCGCTTTCGCCTGGGCGCTGCTGCGTAGCGGCGCTGCCTATGACAAGGACATGGGGTTGGATGCGGAGGATCGGGAATGACCGACAAATACGCAGAGCTGCGGAGGCTGGCCGAGGCTGCTGAATCATCCGGCTACTTCTGCCATGAAGCTTGGCAGGATGATCGCCGCTATTCAGATTCGGAAGTCGCATCGCTAGATTTTCAGGCAAAGGCCAGCCCCTCCACCATCCTCTCCCTTCTCGACGAATTGGAGGCGTGCAGGAAGAACGATGCGCGGTATCGGTGGCTGCGTAATCAGGAGGCCGAATACGGAATTTCTGCCGTGTTTATCAGCGGATGGGAGCGCGCCGCTACATGCTGGGCGACCACTTACCTAGACGCTAGAGATCTTGACGCCGCCATAGACGCCGCCATGCAGGAGCAAAAGCCATGAGCAAACATACGCCGGGGCCTTGGTACGTTTTTAACACCGCCGACATCTTCACAAATTTGGGCGCGAAGAATGCTGAGGGCATTGAAGCCTCATCTAGGGATGGCTGGATGATCGCGGATTGCGACATGGGCGGGCTTTGCTTGGCAGAAGTAAGGGCCAACTCCAGCCTAATCGCCGCAGCCCCTGAGCTTTTGGAGGCTCTGGAGGCAATTCTTCCGTTCATCCCAAACTCCAGCGCAGCTGAAGGCGGTGCTGCACGGTTTAGCGCAAATGTCGCCGCAGCTGACAAAGTGCGCGCCGCTATCGCCAAAGCCCGAGGTGAATCATGAAAACCCAAGAGTTCGCCGGCAAGACCCTTGCCGATGCCCGCGCGCTTGCAGCCCGGTACGGGTTCACTCGCGGCGGCTTCGCCTACATCAGCGGCCCGCTTTGCGTGATCCGCTTCGAGGAAACCGCGTAACCAACGAGCGCGGCCCGTAAAAGGACACGGGCGCTTGGCCGGCGTTACAGGCCTTCTATGGGGATGAATGCGTGGAGCTAAGGCTACGGCCGGACTTTGAAGCGCGTCGAGAGCGTCGGTATTGAGATAGGACCGGCCATCCCCACCCTATTCCTAACTCACATGCTGCGGTAGCGGCAGGGAGAAGTCATGTCTCAAGCACTTGCTGAGCGGCAGGAATCTGCCGTCATCGTCCAGGCCGGCGAATCGGCCACCATCCTCCAGGTCATCCAGCGCGCCGCCGCAGATCCTCAGTGCGACATCGAGAAAATGGAGCGGCTGATGCAGATGCACGAGCGCTTCCAGGCGCGCCAGGCCGAGCAGCAGTACGCCGAGGCGCTGGCCGCTATGCAGCATGAGCTGCCATCCATCGCTGAGCGTGGCGACGCGGCAAACCGCTACACCTACGCGCTGTGGGAGGACATCAACGAAGCGCTGAAGCCCATTCTGGCCAAGCACGGCTTCGCCCTCTCCTTCCGCATCCCGCGCAACGAAAAAGGCGTCGAAGTCGAAGGCGTGCTAAGTCACCGCGCCGGGCACAGCGAGCGCACTTCAATCCTTCTACCGGCCGACACCAGCGGCAACAAGAACGCAGTGCAGGCCGTCGCCAGCTCGGTCAGCTACGGCAAGCGCTACACGGCCGGCGCGCTCCTGAACTTCACCACTCACGGCGAAGACGACGACGCGTTCACCGCCACCAAGCAGCGCCCCATCACCGACATCCAGGCGCAGCAACTCCAGCGACTGCTGGACCAGTGCAGCGCCAAGGCCAAGACGGCCTTCGCAGAAATCCACGGCACGCCGCAGGAAGTCACCGCAGACGACTTCGACCGCGTGCTGGCGATGCTCAAGAAGTCCGCGAGCAACAACGTCGAGGGGTAGGCCATGCAGATCGTCAGAGGCATTGAGCAGGGAACCGAGGAATGGAAAGGGCTGCGCCTCGGGATAGCCACCTGTTCCGAGCTGGACGTGCTGATGGTCAAGGGCAAGGGTGAAGGCGGCTTCGGCGTTGGCGCCTTCACCTACATGGACAGGCTGATCGGCGAGCGGATCACTGGCAAAGAAGCCGAACCCTGGCGCGGTAATGGCAGTAGCGCCAGAGGGCACGAGCTGGAGCCGGCTGTGCGCGGGTTGTATTGCGTTCGCCGTGACCTGCCGCCCGAAGCAGTCGAGCAAGTCACCATCATCCTGAACCACGGCATCGGCTACTCGCCAGACGGCGTTGTCGGTGCTGACGGGCTGATCGAGGTCAAGACCAAGCTGCCCGAAAAGCTGGTCAGCGTGATCATCGACAACAAGGTCCCAGACGAGCACATGGCGCAATGCCAAGGCGGCCTTTGGGTCAGCGAGCGCGACTGGATCGACTTTCTCGGCTACTGGCCGGGGATGCCTCTGTGCCTGGTGCGCGCCCACCGTGACGAGCCGTACATCGAGCGTCTCGCCCAGCGCGTGAAAGACTTCCACGAGATTATGGAGGCCCGCCTAGAGCGGGTATTAGCCGCATGATCAGCCACGAACTCTCAACCATCCAGCAGAACGCAGCGGCACAGGACTGGCTCCGGTCGCTGCCGGGGTATGTCGAGCCGAGTATGGAGGGGCTGGATAGTCCCTTTCGGGTCGAGTACCTGCCAGTTCGCCACGAACCCAAGCGCCGCAAGCGCGTCGAGAAGCCGCGAGAAACACCGGAGCGCCGGCTGGAACGCTACAAGGCCAACCAGTTGCCGGAGCACGTTGTCTCCACCCTGCGCGACATGGCCCAGACCATGACTGTGCCAGAGGTCGCAGCGGCCACCGGCTACAGCGAGAGCGGCATCAAGCGCATCGAGAGCCGCTACGGCTTCAAGTGCGTACGCCGCTTCGACCGCTGCAAGCCGAACATCGAGGACCTGGAGCAGATCAAGCGATTGGCCCGGAACTTCTGCATGACCGAGGTTTCGCGGACTACCGGCCTCAACCGCTACACCCTGCTCAAGATTGCCGCAGAACACGGAATCGAGTTCCGCAGCGGCTCAGACATCCCCCGCAACCACGCGCGCAAGCACATGCACTGAGGTGCCCCATGTTCATGACAACCGAAGAACTGCACGCCCAGCGCCGCGAGTACGTCCAGAGCGTGCATCTGATCAAAACCTACTTCGCCGGCATGGACTTCGCTGCCAAGCAGCGCGCAGCCAAGACCATCGCCAACATCCAGCACCGAATCGACGAGATCGACGCTGAGCTGAAGATGGCGGGGGCTGCCTAGGAGCATCAATGAATGAGTTGGCTCTATTCGCGGGTGCTGGTGGTGGAATACTCGGCGGCCACCTGCTCGGCTGGCGCACTGTCTGCGCTGTCGAGTTCGAGCCCTACGCCGCAAGCGTTCTTGCCCAGCGACAAAATGACGGCATTCTCCCGCCCTTCCCGATCTGGGATGACGTTCGCACCTTTGACGGACGACCTTGGAGAGGACTTGTTGACGTGGTTTCTGGAGGGTTTCCCTGCCAGGCCTACACCTCGGCGGCTCATGGAAGAAACACTGCGGATGATCTCTGGCCGGAGATGCGACGGATCGTGGCAGATGTCGCTCCCAGGTACGTATTTGCCGAGAACGTCCAAAGACGCGCGATTGATAGAGCGGCCGACGAACTGGAAGAGATGGGTTACGAAGCCCGCGCTATTTCCCTTGGCGCGGAAGACTTGGGTGCTGACCACGTTCGGGAGCGGCATTGGCTTCTTGCACACGCCGACGACGAAAGCGAACTACTGCGCTCCTTCAATGCAGAAATGGCCATCCGCCAGAGCATGGAGCACCGTGTTTGGTCGGCCAACCCCAGAAGCACAGGAATGGCTAATGGGCTGGCCAATCGGGTGGACCGATATAACGCCACTGGCAATGGCCAAGTTCCAATCGTGGCAGCAACAGCATTCGCTTACCTATCCCAAGGCTGGCTCTGAAGCGGCCTAACTAACCCTTCCCCACTCCCCAATCTGGCGGGCATCGGCTCGCCGGGAGGCCTACATGCGCATGAAACAACAGCCCGGCCTGCCAGATGCGTACCACTTCGGGCGCACGGCAAGGGAGTCGGGGATACCGCCTAGCCCGCCCGGGCACCTGAACTGGCAAGACCGCCACTGGTTTGCCGCTGGCTGGAACGACCGAGACCTGGAGCTGAAGAAATGTGCATGACCGAAAGCCCGCGCGTTAAGCGCATCAACGAGTTGTGCAGGCAGACCCGCGCGGCGCTGCACGTTCCGACCAATCGCCGGTTTCAGGTGGTGATGGAAATCCCCGGCGCCGGCGTAGAGCTGAAAGACCTGCTCGAGCGCACCGAGTACGCCACCTGGGTGGCATGGACTAACCCGGAAGTTTGGAGGCTGATATGAGCGACCACAACGCTGACGAGTGCAAGCGGTTTGCGGGGGAGCGGGATGCTTTTATGGAGCAATACCCGGCCGCAAAATCCCTCGGCTGGAGCGGTCGGGAGTTTATCCCATCGCGCAACAGCTATTGGCAGCTCCAGACCTGCGCGCAAGTGAACGCCCTGTGGGAATGCTGGCAGAAAGCCCGCGCCGCGCGGCCTGCGCCGGTAGTGCCGGATGTGGATGACTTGGCCAACTTCATTCGGCACACAGACGGCAATCACAAGATGGGGGCTGGCGCTCTTGCTGAGCGTATTTGCGATTGGTTGGCTGCGCCGTCAGCCGCCGCGCTTACTCCAGCACAGACGGCGCCGATAGTGCCGGAGGCTCTGAGAAAATTCATCTATGTGACGAGCGAGTCAGGCCCGCGCGGTTTCAAGCTGACACTTGGCTTTGAATCGCTGGCCGAATTGCAGGCCGCCAGAGGAGCGCTCGCCGCCGCGCCAGCGCAAGGGCAGCGGATTAGCTGCCATACCTGCCGTGACTCAGGCATCGTCGGCCATAGCGACCTGTGCCCCGATTGCAACGGAGAGCCAGCGCAAGGGCAGCAGGTGGAGGCAGACGTGCGCTGCGAAGGCTGCGGGTACATGACCTATCACCGCGAGCACATGGGCTGCGTGAAGGCTGCGCGCGAACTCGCCGCGCTCAAGGCTCTGCACGGTGGCGAGCTTGGACTGCCTAGCGATGGCTGGCCGGCATACCACAAGCGCAAGATGGAAACGCTGCGTGACCTGATTACCGGAACGTATGAGCGTAAGTTAGCCGCGCTCAAGGCGCAGCAGGCTGGTGAAATTCCAGAGGCTACCGAGCAAGAAATCCAAGCATACAAGCTGCACATCAAGGCGCAGCAGGTGGGGCAGGAGCCGGTGGCGGCGCAGGTTCGCTTCCGTCGCCCCGAGAAAGGCACGCCCGACTGGTCGCCATGGCAGCCAGCCGCCGTCAGCCTAAGTCACCCCGCCTGGACCGTCGACAGTGTTGGGTGGGAGGTTGAATACCGCCTGCTCTACACCACACCCCAGCCCGCGCCAGCTCAGGACGTGGCGGGGTGGATTCCGGTTAGCGAGCGTTTGCCTGAACTGGATACCCATGTTTGGCTGTATTGCCCTGGTGAGGCGCCGTTCTTCGGTATGCGCGAAAGCTCTACCGATGGGTGGATGTGGGTTGAAGGTACAGGCCTAAGCATGCTGCCCTCAGGACCTGAATTTGCCGACATCACACTGAACGACTGCGAACCAACTCACTGGATGCCGCTGCCTTCTGCGCCGTCCGCCCACGACAAGCAGAGCGGGGAGGTGAAGTCGTGAAGCGTGAGCAGAAACCCCGCGTCCGCTGCGTTGATGGTAAGTGCGTGCCGGCGGCCAAGCCGCCCAGGCACTGCGCCGCTGATCGTGACGGCGACTGCTACCACCCTGGATGCCCGCAGCGCGTCAACTGGCAAAGCATCTGCCCGATCTACGCCGCACAGGACGAGGACTGACCATGACCGACACCATCAAGATCAGCCGCGAGCTGCTGGAGCGCATCTGCGGCAAAGACGGCGAGGACATGACAAACGAAGCTTATGTCGCTCGGCATGAGCTGCGCCAGCTACTCGCCACCCCTCCCGCCGACGCCGCCGATATGGGTGGGCAGGCGGGGGAGGAAGTGGAGGTGGTGGCTTGGGTAAACGCCGAGACCCTGCGCGATGTGCCACGTGCAAAACTTTCTCTTACTCGTGTCTGGCTTTCAAAAATGCAAAGCGAAGAAGACGATACCTCACTCATGACTGTCGCCCAGCACCTCCGCATCCTCGCCCAACTGCAAAGCCGATTTGACTCTGTGCAATCTGCATATCAGCGAAGAACCGAAATGTTCGACCGCATTTCGGATCAGCTCGCCCAGCACCGCCAGCAGGCCGGGAAGTTGGTGGAGGCGTTGGAAGAGATCGCCAGCGCTCACGGTGAGCAGGCGGCAGTAGCCGCGAAAGCCCTCGCAGACTGGGAGAAAACCAATGGTAACTGAATGCCCGATTTGCAAGCTGCCTCGCTTTCATGGTGTTGCGGGTTATGCAGGGGCGCAATGCAAATGCCAATTTGCCACACTGCCGCAGATGCACGACAAGCTGCGCGCCGACTTCGACGCCCAAGCCGCCGAGCTGGCGCTAGCCAAAGAAGAACGAGACAGCCAGCAGCGCGTAGCCATTCAGGCGATGCAGGAGCGTAACGAGGCGCGGGCTTTGTTGCAGGCCATACGCAACGCTCCTACAAAGCGCTGCGCGGCGTTTTTCTGCGACATCGACGCATTTCTGGAGGAGGGGCAATGAGCGAGAGCAATACCATCCAAGCCTGCCAAGACACCTGGGAAGCCGACATGCTGGCCAAGGGCCTGACCGATGAAGAGCTGAGCGCGGCGATGGAGAACATCCTGAAAAGCAGCATCGTAGAGGTTGCAGAAGTCCCGGAAGAGAGCATGACCTGGGGCACCTTCTCCGAACACGTCAAACCCTAACCAATCCACTTTTCTGTCTGCCGGCACAGTCGGCGGAGGGGGTTTCTATGCCTGGAAGAACTGATCGGGAGCTGCTGGAGCTGGCGGCTAAGGCGGCTGGCATAAAAGCAAAATGGTTTAAAGTCAAAAAGTGGAAAGATTACGACGGTGCGAGGTGGCTTATTGGCCGCGATGATGTTTTTGGAACGCATCACAGCAAGCCATGGAACCCGCTCACCGACGACGGCGACGCGCTGCGGCTGGCGGTGAAGCTAAAGATGACTTTAGGCGTCGGCATAGCTCGCGCAGATGAAGGTGCGCGCTCAGGATTTGATGAGCCTTGCGACTATGCAGCCACTCGCCTCGCCATCGTCCGCGCAGCCGCTGAGATCGGCGCAAACATGCAAAGCTGAGAGGTGAGCGATGTTCCTGACTTCAGACGAGGTTGCAGATCTGACCGGGCGCATTCGGGCCAGTGCTCAGATCAGATGGCTTGACGAGCACCAGTTCGGATATGTGACCGGTGCGGATGGGAGGCCAAAGGTCCTCCGCGAGGTAGTATTGGCCCGGCTTGGACTGAGCCAGCCGACAAAGAGAGAGCCGAGGCTAAGGCTGACCGGCTCGTAAGGAGGAAGCATGCGGCCACGCAAGAAGGATAGGCACCTGCCGGCCTGCATGTACTTCAAGCACGGCGCCTATTATCTGGTGAAGGGCGGCAAGTGGCTGCGCCTGGCTGAGGACTACCAGGAGGCGCTGCTGGCCTACGCGAAGAAGACGGCCGCAGCGAGCCAGGGCGGCATGCCAGCACTGATCGACAAAGCCCTCACCCACCACATCAAGACCAAGAAGCTGGCGGCCAACACCGTCACCCAATACGAGGCCTCGGCAGAGAGGCTCAAGGAGATTTTCGCTGAGTTCGAGCCGCGCGACGTGATGCCAAAGCACGTTGCAGCCGTGAAGATGGACCTGGCCGGGACGCCGAACATGTGCAATCGCATCCTGTCGCTGCTTCGTATCGTGTTCGGCTACGCACTGGAGTGGCAGATGGTCGACTCTAACCCCTGCGTCGGCATCAGGAGGCATCAGGAAGAGAAGCGCGACCGGTACATCACAGACGCAGAGTTTGCGGCGCTGCTGGGGGCTGCAAGCCCGTACATCCGGTGCATACTGGAGATGGCGTACCTGACCGGCCAGAGGATCAGCGACGTGCTGTCGATCCACTTGTCAGACATCAGCGACGAGGGAGTGGCTTTCGCGCAGCAGAAGACGGGGGCAAAGCTAATCGTAGCGATGACGCCGGACCTGGAAGAGGTGATAGCGAAGGCAAAGGCCCTGCCTCGGAAGGTGCGCGCAATGACCCTGTTCTGCTCAAGGGCCGGGAAGCCGGTCAGCTACGGCACAGTGAAGATGGCGTTTAGGGAGCTTCGGGAGAAAACCGGGGTCAAAGACGTGACGATTCACGATCTGCGCGCCAAGTCGCTCACAGACGCCGACAGGGAGGGGAAAAACGCTCAGACACTTGGCGGCCACTCCGATCCGAAGATGACAGCCAGGTACTTGCGCGGGAGGTTGCCGAAGGTCGCCCAGGCACCCACAATGCCCGCAAAAGCGCGTTAGGTTTTAGACAAGCACCCATATGTCAAATAGACAGGCCACCACAGAGCCCAGCAATACCGGGCTTTCCAGCCACACACCTATGATGCAGCAGTAGCGGGAATTTCCGCCTTTGGCGCGTCTAGATCAGGTGTTTGAGCGGTGATCTGTCTAAAGCAAAACAACGAGTTACGCCGGCTGTACGCCACGAACACCGGGGCGACACAAGCCACTATTAGACGGAATCAAACACCAACCAGCTATACTCCCCGCAGGAGTTAGCGCCAAAAGGAGTTGCTATGAAGCGCCTCATCGCTTTGCTGTTGTGCTGTTCGATCTCTTTCAACGCCAGCGCTGCGGGCATCATCAGCTTCATATTTGACGACGCATTCCGGTGCCACAATGGCACGGTGGCGCCGTTCTTCGAGTCTCGCGGCGTCCGCGCAGGCTTTGCCATCCCAGCCAACAAGGTTCAAACCGACTGGACCTTGGGCATGACCTACCCACAGATGCTAGCTCTGCAAGACAAGGGGCATGAGTTCCTGGCGCACGGCTACAACCACGTCCCCATGACTGACACGACCACGACTCTTGCTACGCTGATGCAGGAAACTGTCGGCGGCCTGCAGCGCTTGCGCGCAGAAGGGCTGAAGGTTTCGGCGTTTGTCGCCCCGAACAGCGCTGTTCACTCGTCGCTGATCATGCCGATCCGCAGCTTCTACCGTTACGGCTTCACCGTGTACAACCCTGGGGCGGCCTCGGCAGTGCAGCAGATGCCCCTGGACCCGCACCGCATGTACCGGACCAGCCTGCACGCTGTCGGGCTCGCCGGAGCAATGCAGGCCATTGACGCTGCAATAGCATCGGACGGGCTGGTGGTCTTCTATGACCATGACCCGCTCCAAACTGTCTACCCGAACTCGATGCCCTACGCACAGCTTCAGCAAGTTGTTGACTATGCGCTGGCACAGGGCGCCGAGATTCTGCCGCCAAGCCAAGCTATCCGAGCTGCTGAGCTGCGTTACGTCAACCGCTACCAGCTTCCTGCCAGCGCCACACTCAAGAAAAAATAGCCCACAAAGGGGCTTTTTATGCGGCTGGGTAGCTAAATAGGCCAGTCAACGAGTAGCCAGAACTTCCCGGCGTACCGCCCGCGTTCGACTGTACGGTGACGCCGCCAGTTGACGAGTTCACGCGAATCTGTGACGGGCCAACAGCCAGCGGTGATGTTTGACCAAAAATCCCAACGGCATTGACGGTGACAGCAGGTAAAAAACCTGCCGGCATTATAAACATGCCAGTGCCGTTGCTCGGAGTAGTCGTCCGCGATACATCAATGCTGATGTAGACGACGCCATTGACTTTCCAGTATCTGGTCGACCCCGCATCGGTAAAGCTGTTGATGAATGTCGGGGTGGTCGGGCCGCTTGAGGTGAGGCCGAGCGTGGCAAGAGCCGTAGCCGCGTCTGCATCATCCAGCAGCGTGCGCGCGAAGGCGGTAAGGCCGGTGGCCGCAAACGTGTCCACGCCCGTGGCGTAGATCATCTGGTTGGCTGCGGTCGTTACGGCTGCCATGCCGGTCAGGGTCGCGTCCAGCGGCTGCCGGCCATCCCTCAACTGAGCAATGAACGCGGCATGCGTGCGCAGGTAGTCATCCAGGGTTGCCGGCGACTCGCTCCCCGGCGGGCTGTTGCTACCCGCGACCGTTGAAAGATCGTTTATGCTGGCGGGAACTGGCATGGGGTTTCTCCCAATAAAAAAGCCCGCACTTGGCGGGCTTGGAGATTCGATGGAATTTACGGACTACATGGTCTTGAAGCTGGTGGTGGTCACCGTCCTGGCGATCCTGTACGGCTTCTGGCTTGGACTCACTGGGCGCTGATCACCGGCGCGGCGCGCTGAACGCCTAGCAGTCCCTTGCGGATTGCCTCGCTCGGCACAGCCGTTTGGCCGGTGACCATCGAGTTCAACAGCCCGCTGTTCAGGGCCTTATTCGCACCCCTCCCTGCGGCCATCAGGCCGATCCCGATAGGCAGGCCACCAAGGCCAGCCCCCACCCCTACGCCAGTCGAGCCGATCACCAGGCGCTGCAATGCGCCGTGCGGACTCTCCCGGGTCACCATGAACTGCGACGCGATGTCGGCCAGCTCCTGCAGGTCAGGGCTGTTGATGTTCTTCATGTTGGCCAGGCGCGCGACCGAGATGTCACCCTCGGCGCCGTTCTTGGCGATCTTCTCCAGCTTCAGCATGTTTCCGTACTGCTGCCGGGTCTTGGCAAAGGCTGCGGCCTCTTCTGGGCCGAGGCTGCGGTTGAGCGCGCCCATCAGCGAGTTCTTCAGGTCCAGGGCGTAGTACGCCTCGGGCGAGTTGCGCTTGCCGATGCGGTCCAGGGTCTTCTTGATGTTGTAGGCCGCCTGGCCGTCGATCTCGCCGTTCTGTGCCTTGGCCAGAATCTCGTCGATCTGGTTCTGGATGATGCGCTGGCCGTCACTGCCAAGTTCGGCTGTCGCGCGCTGCGACTGCTCGGCCAGGGCGGTGAGGAAGTCGTCATCGACGCGAACCTTGTTGTTCTGCAGCACGTCGTCGAACTTGCCGCCAAGCTCTGAGCCGGCTTTGCGCAGGGCCATCGTCACGTTGTCCGAGTCCTGGCCAAACGTGCGCGACAGGGCCTTGTTGAGCTGGCTGGTCATGCGCTCCTGGGTAGCCTGGCGGCCAGACAGAGGCATGTACTCCAGAGACGCGGCCAGGGCGTTCAGCGGCTTGCTGTTGGCCACACGGTCAGCCGGGATCTGGACGCCAAGCTCTTTGGCGCGGCCAGCCAGCGCGGCCACCTCGGGCGATACCTCGCCAGCGATAGCCCGGCCAGCGCGCCGGCCGAGTTCGCCGCCAGCCTTGACGGCCACCGGCAGCGCCCCACCAACCACGGCGCCAACGTCCGCGTCTTCCGGGTTGACCATGCCGGCAGCCAGGGCGCCAGTCGCGGCACCGGTACCGGCCCGAGTCAGCAGGCCTCCCAAGCCAGTCCGGCCAGCCACATTCAGGCCGCCTGTCTGCAGGCCGGAAATGATGGCCGGAGACGCGCCGGCAGCCTTAGCGCCACCAGCGAGCAAAGAGCCGCCGCCAGCGGTTCCAGCGATCTCCCCGGCCAGCTTGCCGCCCTGGTACATCCAAGAGTCAGGCTCGGCACCCAGGGTTTGAAGCGCCGCGTCCATATCGGATCGGCGCTGCCTGTTCGACTCCAGCGAGAGGCCCTTGCCGTCCAGCGCGTCCTTGGCAATGTCAATCGGGGCCAGCAGCGTCGCGCCAATCGAGCCAGCGCCACGCACAGCGCCTGCCGCCAGGTTGCCAACGCCCTGCAGAACGTCCTGGCCAATGGTGGTTTTCGGGGCGGCTTGAGGGGCAGCAGGGGCCGCCTTGGGCTGCGCGCCCTGCTCCTGCTCCAGGCGCAGGCGAAACTCGAACTCTTCCTGCTCAGTCATCACTGCACCCCTTGGCTGCGCTTCCACTCTTGATAACGGGCTTCCTTGTCAGGGTCGGCGAATGCGCCGGCAGCGGCTTTCGGCTGCTCCTGCGGGCGGTTGGTGGCGTACTTGCCCAGCAACTGCTCGACGGTCTGCAGCGCGGCCTCGCGCTCGGCAATCGGAACCGTGCGGTCGCCGATCTTGCCGGCCATTTCGCGGTACAGCAGCTGGTCGAGGTTCGACTGCGGGCCTTCCATGCGCGGCATCTTCATCACCAGGGCGCCGCCGAGGGCTTCGAGCTGTGCGGCCTTCTGCGCGCTGTCAGAGGTCAAGCCGAAAAAGCGGCCAGTAGTGTCAGCCGCCGCGCCGATACCGCTTCCGGTGGCGCCTGGCAGCGTCTCGCGGGCGATCTTGATCAGCTCTACCGAGTCGTTGGCATCGCGCACGCGCTTGTTGGCGTCCTCTGCAGCCTGGCCAGCCTTGACCGGCGCGCCTTGCTGGTTCGTGGCCGGGCGGGCCTCTCCGGTGCCCTTGTCGACGAGGTATTGGGTACCGTCAGCGCCGGAAACGATCTGCGTGCGGGCGGCCATGCGGTTGATGTCGTTTGCTTCGGCCAGGATGCGGTTGTTCTGGTCGCGCAGGGCCAGGCTTGCCATGCCGCGCTGATTGGCGAGCACCTGGTCAGGCGACAGGCCAACGTCGAACGACTGCCCTGCGGCCGGCGTGACGAACATCTTCCGGTCGCCGGTATCGACCATCTGCGGCGCAACATAGCCGTCCAGGCCGCCGCCGACCTGCTGGCCGTAGTCGTCGAGCTGGACGATCTGCTTCATGCCGTTCGGCCCCATCACCTCCTGAGTACGGGCGACCTTGGCGCGGCCGGCATTCGGTACAGAGGCATAGTCAGCGATGGCCTTGGGGTCGATACCGAGCTGCAGCGCCGCCATCGAATCGAACTTCATGGATCCGTCCGGGCCTTGCTTGTACAGCGTCGGGATGGCCTCGCGCACCTTCTCCGACTGCGCGCGCTTCAACTGGTCCTCCTGAATGGCGCTGGCCGAGTTGTAGCCGGCGAGTCCAGCCAGCCCAGCAGCACCCAGGGTGTTCAACGGTGCGCCACGGCGGGCGCCAGCCAGACCACCGGCCACAGCCGACAGCAGGCCCACGCCAGCGGGCGATTTGGCGAAATCCAGCAGACCTTGCATCATCCCAGCAGCCCTCGACGTTGTGCCTTGCGCGCCTCACGGGCCGAGGCAGCGTTTTGCATGGTGGTTTGTTGCGCCTGGCGGCCTTGGTTGGCCAGCGCAGCCAGGGCCTCAGGCCCGCCGCCCATGCTCTGCGCCATCACGGGCGACGGCTGGGCTTGAGGCGCCTGCTGGCCCTGCGGCATGAACTGCTGGCCCATCTGGTAGGCGTCCATGTAGGGCTTCATGGTCTGGTTGGCGCTCGACAGCTTGTCGCCGAAGGTGCTCAGCAGGCCGGGCTGGCTCTGCGCGCCACCGATCATGCCGCTGCCCGAGCCGGGAGCCTGGCCGACGACTTTGCCGGCGCCGTCTGCCCAGGTTGCAGACCCGCCGCCGCCACTGCCCAGCAGGCCGCCCGCCTTGTCCGCGCCGTAGCCGCCCGCGTAGAAGGACGCGATGGTCTTGGCCACGTTGTGCCCGGTACGGCCTGCGCTGGTGTCGATTCCGGCGTCCTCGGCCTCTTGGTACCGGTGCTTGGCCGCCCCGCCCCACTGGTCGATCAGCGGTTTGTCGTCCGTGCCCAGAATCTTGTTCCAGACCTTGGTCGAGAGCGGGTCAGCCGAGCCGTAAAACAGGCGAGCCGGGTTGTCCTTGACCTGATTCAGCATGCCCTTGAGGTTGAACGCCTCAAAGCTGCCCAGATTGCCCAGGAAACTCATTTGCCACCTCCACCGGAACTCTTGGTCGTCGAAGTCTGGCCAAGGCCAGAGCCGAACACGCCAGCCATCGCGGCCAGCTGCTTATACGGATGGTCGGCGCGCTCTTGGAACTGCTGGTAGTTGAAGTCGCGGGCCTGCTGGAACTGGTCTTGCACGGTCTGGCCGGCGTTCATCAGCTGCGCGGCGTCCTGATAGGCCTGGTTGCCGAACTGCTGCGCCATGCCGATGCCCTGCATCTGGCGGTTGCGGTCGGTTTCGTAGGCTTGGCCGTACATCTGCGTGGCCACGTCGCCCAGGTTGTTGGCGAACTGCTCTTGCAGACCGGAGTTGCCGAAGCTGCCCGAGTTCACGGCGCCGGTATTGAACTGCGAGCGTACCGAGTCCTGGGCCTTGCCCACCATCTGGTCAAGGTAGGGGTTGGTGTTGCCCCCGGAGATGATGTTGTTGAGCTGCGCCTCGGCGTTGTTCACCGTCGCAGAGCCTTGCATGGCTCGGTCTCGGGTCTGGTTCAGCGCGTCGAGCTGCCACTGGTTCAGGTTCTCGAAACGCTGGCCCTTGTACGGGTTGAACCCCTGCTTGCTCAGCTCCAGAGCCTTGTTGGTGTAGGCCGTGGCAAGAGGCTTCAGCTCTTGCGGGATCTCGGTCGTGGTGGTGCTCTTGCCGCTGTCGCCGCCGCCGCTCATACGGAAACCTCCAGAATCTGATAGACCGGCTTGAAGCCGCATTTGTGTTGATAGAGGCGCTGCTGGGCCGGCTTGGCCGCGCAGCGGATAACGGAGCAGCCGAACGCGCGGGAAATCTCGCGCAGTGGCTCTAGGCAGCGGTCGAAGTAGCCGCCAGGCGCGACAAGATCGGTGACCATCATCACGCGCATATTCGGGAGCTGGTCGACGCGGACCACAGCCCAGCCGACCGGTGTTTCGTCGTCATCGAGGCGCAGCAGCGTGCGCTCGCCCCGGGCCAGGATCAGTTTCAGCTGGTCGCCGGTAATCTCCCCGCCCGACACGTCGCAGGCCTTGGAAAGCACGTGCGCGCCATCGCGCCACGCGAAATCGATATGTGTGGCCGGGATCGGTATCAGCTTCATCAGGCACCCGTCAGGAAGCGGCACTGCACCCACGTGCCGGGCGTGCCCGATACCGTGCAGCGCCAGCCATGGATGATGTATTTCGAGCCAGCGGAGCCCAGCTCGGACGGCTCGGCGTTCAGCACGAAGTCGCCGCGCGCCCAATCGCCGGAAGTCGGAGCAGCGGTCGCCGCCTGGTAGAAGGCTGCAATCCGGCCCTCTGACAGCAGGTTGATCTGCAGTGCGTACTCGCGCAGTTCGCGCTGCAGTACCGCATCGGTAACGCCTACCAGAGGAGTCGTACGACACTTGGCCATCAGCGCAGCCCTGCCGGCGCCACGTCGGCGTCCATGTGGGTGATCCGTACCGGCCCGGTGAAGTTGAACGTCGCCTTGTGCCAGCGCGCCGTCTGCCGCACGTCGAACTTGCCGTCGAGCACCGAGCCGGTACCGGTCGAGGTGAACCCGGTTCCGGAGTTCTGCTGGGCAAACACCTGAGCCGAGGCCGTAGCCGGCGCCTGGGCATAGCGCAAACGGATGCCGCGCAGCCGAGACACGGCGTAGTCGTCGCCAACCTCGCCAGTCGTGAACGCGCAGGCGTCAGACGGCCCGGTCATCGACTGCAGCTGGTGCGAAGTGTCGAAGATGGCCAGCGAGCGGCCACCGGACAGCCAGAACTGCGAGTCGAACGAGAACGCGGTCAGGCCGTCGATGGTCGCCGAGAAGGCGGTCAGGCCGTCAATCGTGACGCCCGGCTGCACATAGTTCAGCGCGGCCTCTACGGAACGGTTGGCCACGCCCCACTTCTTGCCCTCGACGTGGTAGACCAGCGCCGAATCGGGCTTTTCCGCACTGTTCGACGGGAAGAACACCCACACCAGGCCGCGATTGCGGTCATAGGTGCAGATGGTCCGCTGCCGGTACTGCGGGTTGCAGTTGTCGTTGAACCACTGCTTGACGATCCCCTCTGCTACCGGGACAGGCCGCGTACCGTCGAAGATCCACAGATTGTCCTCGCCGACGAAGAAGTGAGCGCCGCCGATGTCGCAGATCGCTTCCTTGCCGACACAGCCGGCGTCGCCGCCAGGGACTTGGATCCAGTTCCAGACAGCCGGGGCGCCAACGTACTGGCCCAGATAGATCGACCGGCGCTTGTAGGCGATGGCGTACTCACCCAGGCGCAGGCCTGCGGTAAGGCGGCCAGCCGTAGCCACAAGGCGCCCAGAGGCGGCCTGAGTGGTGATGCTCGGCGTCCAGTTGGACGCATCGAACGCGGCGCAGCAGTGCCAGCCGTCCGGCTTCTCGCTGCCGTCGTTGGTGTTCAGCGCCATCACGAACGAGCCGACCGAGAAGATAATCTCGGCCTTCGGAGCGGTTGCAATGTCAGAGAACGCGCCGCCGTTCGAGGTCTGGATCACCTCGGCGCGGTTCGCGGCCAGGGTGGTGTCGCCGAATTGCGTGATCGACCAGCGGGTATCGATACCGCCCGAGTAGTTGCCTACCCGGGAGCGGTCCACCCAGGAGCCGGACGACAGCTCATAGAGCCGAGTCGCAGTGCCGGCGATGATCCGGCGCGTATCGTCCAGCTTGGACACCACAGCCGCGCCCAGGCATTCAGCAGCCAACGCAGGAGTACCGCTCGGGGTAGCCGGAGTCGGGCCGCCTTCCATGCCGTTCAGGTACGGCACCAGGTTGGAACAGCTCGAAATCAGGCCGGCTGCAGTCTGGTCAGCGTCGGGCGCAAAGCCAATCACAGGGATCATCAGCGCGCCCTCGCCACCATCGGGCCAGAACGGCGCTGCTCATTGCCGCGCAGCTCTTCCAGCACCTGGCTGAAGCGGCCTTCGTACTTGGCGGCGTCGGCGTCGTCCTTGACGAACAGCGAGGCCTCCATCAGCGCGCCCCACAGGTACAGGCTCCACGGGCCTTCGCTGACCCAATTCGTGGTAGCCGTGGCCAGGGCCGGGATGCGCACATACAGCACGCCCTGCACGTCGCCGGCGCCGTCAAAGCGCAGATTGGCGCCGTCCCATGCGTACATGGTTGGGGTTCCCTGGTAGCCGCCAGCGATGACCGATTCCAGCCCCTGCGGCTTCAGCGGCGTGCGCTCGTAGTTCGGCACCCACAGCGCCTTCACGTCAACCACATCAGCGGCCGGCGTGATGATGTTGTCCGTGATCGCAGTTGCCGCCAGCATGCTTTCCATCTGGCGCACACGCAGCGCACGGTTCATGCGCTCCTCTGCCAGCTCAATGAAGTCCGGAATGCGCGCGGTAAGGTCGCTGCGGTTCATCCAGTCCGCGATTTTGTCGCTGATCTGGGTGTAGTTCATTTGAGCAGCCTGCTGAAGGTGGCCAGTTTCGGGTTGGCCTTGAGCCAGGCGACAACGCGCTCATGATCGAAGCCGCCGTCCTGGCGCATCATCTTCCCGAGCTCGGCCATCGGGATGAACCCGACGTGGCGCATCTCGCCCCAGCGCTGGCCCTCGGTCTCGGCGCGCATTTCGGCGGCGGTGTCGAGCAGCGGCTGAGCGTCGTAGCTCTTCTCGATAACGGTCTTGCCATCGAGGTAATGCACAGACGTGGTGATCCCCGTCTCTGCGTCGTGTTCTGTGACCTTGGTCATGTGTCCCCCTTTTGGGCGGGCAAAAAGAAAGGGGGCCGAAGCCCCCTTCCAGGTCCAGCAGCCGTTAGGCGGTCAGATCAGCGATCTTGCCGTGGGCTTTTTCGGAGGTGACCACCAGGCACGCCTCGACGGAGACCAGCTCCTTCTCGGTGTGGCCGGTCTTGGCCAGGGCTTCCGACTTGAAGCCGCCCAGGTAGGCGACGCCGGCGTACTCCGGGTTCAGGATGAACACGTTGCTGTTGTTGGCAGTGGTCTGGACGTAGTTCGGCACCACGGTCAGCTCGCCGAAGTCGGACATGTACACGTCAGCGCCGCCGACGATCACGCCCTGCTTGCCCTTGGCCACATTGAAGCGGTTCACGGCGATACCGGAGAAGGCCGAGAAGCCCGCCTTGTGGCTCGGGGTCATGCTGATGATCGACGGCATTTCGCCGCTGTTGGTGTAGATGTTCTGCATCACAGCCTTCAGCTGGGCCTCAGCGAAGGCGCGGGCAGTACCAGCGGTCGGGGCAGTGGTGGCCAGGCCAGAGGTGTGCGAAGCGGTCGAGCCGCTGGCGCCGTGGCTGGTGTTGGTGAACAGCAGCACACCCAGACCGGCCGACTTACGAGCGGTGGAGCTGTTGCCCTGCACTGCCGGGTTGGCCGACAGCACCATAGCCTCCAGGTCGCGCTTCAGCTCGACCATGCACTTGGAGACTTGGTACTTCATCTCCGAGGAACGGCCAGCGGACTTGATTTTCTCCTGAGTGCTGGCAACCACGGCCACCTTGTCGAACAGCTGCACGGTGTTGGCCACGCGCTCGGTCGGAGTCAGCGCGGTACCGGTGCGGTCATCGCCTTCGATTACGGCGTTGTCCTTGTTCGGGGTGGCCAGGTTGTCGCGCTGCCATTCGTGCAGGCGGTTGGTAGCCTTGAAGCGACGGATCGCGGAAACGACAGGGGTCTTTTCCGGCGACACCATGTAGATCTTGTCTTGCAGGTCTTCGCGGTTGCCTACGGCATCGTAGGAGTCGAAGGTATTGGTGGGTTGGGCCATGATTCACTCTCCTCAGAGCAAAGCAGCCAGATCCTCGACGCGGCCATTCTTCTTCAGGCGGTCGTAGGCGGCTTGATTGGTTCGGGGCTTGGGTTGGGCGGCCTGCGGCTTGATTGCCGGGGCTGCCTGCGCCACCTTCCGCAGTGCTTCGGGCTGCTTGGCCTGTAGCTCTCGCCACTTCATGGCGTCGTGCAGAATGTGGACGTGACGGGCGTCGATCAGGCCGTCGAGTTCTTCGGCCTTGAGCCCGTAGTGCTCTTGAGCTGTCTTGCGGATCTGCTCGGCGGTCTGCGGTCCGAAGTCCGGCAGGCGTGCGCGCAGATCCTGTTCAGCCTGGGCGAGCATTTGCTGACGCTGGTGTTCCGTCAGTTGCTGTACCTGGGCCTGGGTCTGCTGCAGCTCTGCGTACTTGGCTTGCGCCTCTCGCTGAAGCTGTTGATACGCAATGGTCAGCTTTTGGGCCTGAACCGGATCAGCGTCGACGAGCTGGTTCCAGTCGATGGCCTCGAACTTGGCGAGCTGGTCCTGCACTTGGCGGAACGCAACTGCCTTCTCAAAGGAGGCGCCCAACGCTTGTTCGCGCTGTTCCAGAACGTGTTCACGCTCCTTCACGGCACGAAGGTGCTCGGCGGCCGCCTGGGTCTTCTGGGTGTAGTCCTTGTGCATGAGACGCTGGGACTCGACCTCCTTCGGAATCCGGTAGGTCTTGCCCTTGATCTCAATCTCGACCAGCTCGCCGTCGTCTTCTGCCTCCGGCTCCGGTTGCTCACCCTCGTCGGGGAGTCCTTCTTCCTCGGCTACCTCGCCTTCTTCGATCTGCTCGGGCGCTTCGTCCAGAAGCTCGGAAACATCGTCCAGCGACACTCCATTTTCTTGGTTGGTGTCCATCACTCACTCCAGAAGTCGCCCGTTTTGCGGGCATAAAAAAACCCGCTCGGAGGCGGGTTCGTGGGGTTGCTCTTGGCTAGATGTAGGCGCGGGCTTTGCCGTTGCCTTTTACGACTGCTAACCAGTCGTCAAGCGTCTTGTCTGGCTCGGTTACTTGGTACGCTTCGTGAAGCTGCTTGGCGTGGGCACGCTCTTGCTCGGGGCTTTCGTAGGCAAAGTCGTAACCACTGCCCACCACTTCGCCGCCTGCGGCCACGTACTGGAAGAAACGCTTGGTCGCCCAGCTCATGCGCTCGGTGCGCCCGGTGTAGTGTCGAGTCGATGGCTTCATGTCAGCGGAACAGGCGTTTCAGCCGGCTCTCTTCGATCTGTTTCAGCTTGTTGGTGGCCAGCTTCCCGGTGTTGATGTACCCGTTCAGCAGGTCGCGGAACTTGCGGCTGGTCTTGATCAGCTGCCACAGGGCTTCTTTGCCCTCCTTGTCGCGCGCCGGGCAAGCTACCCACTGGTCAAAAATTTCCTTCTCGATGGCCTCTAAGGCTTCCTTCAGCAGCTCGTTTTCGAGCAGTTGCAGGGCGGTCTGGCCGCGCGATTGCTGTTCCAACAGGTCGATCTCAGTCATCTAGGCCGCCATCAGGAGGATGAATACGTCTTCTTCGTCGCGGCGCCTGGCCTCGGCAATGCGTGCCGCTTCAGCCTGGCGCAGCTCTTCCTGGCGCCTGATGTGCAGGGCCAGCAGAATCGCTTGGTAGATCGGCTCCCAGTCGAAGCCTGGCATTTGCCGTAGCTGCGGCTCGATGGCCTTCAGCACAGCCTTGCGCATCTGTGGAGCGGCCTCTGGCTGCTCTCTGGCGACGCGCTCAATGGCCTTGGCGATGCGCCGGACCTTCTTCTGCGCGGCCTTCTCCGGTATCTCTTTGGGCCTGTTCTGCCACCACAGCCGAGGGGCCGTGTCGGTGATCACAAAGCCGTGCCCGCCACCCGTTACCGGAGGCTCGACGACCTCGCCCGAGTCCGTGCCGAGATTGAGCAGCAGCGAAAGCATGGGGCGCGCCTCAGATGTAAGCGGTCAGCACCTTGACCTGGGCGGCAGCTACTGCGGTCGTGTCGCTGTCTGCGGCGC